CTATCATACCGCCCTTCTTGCGGTAATGCCCCCGTAGCTCATCTGGATAGAGCGTCCCCCTCCTAAGGGGAAGGTAGCAGGTTCGAGTCCTGCCGGGGGCACCATTTTTTACATTAAAAACATGAAGTTATAAGTTTTTCGCCAAAATATTTGTAAGTGCAAAAAGTTCGTAAGTGCAATGTAAGTGCAACCGGCCCACATTTTAACCGCTCGCATAGACTGCCCAACGGTTGCGCCACCTGCCCATTGGTGGGACTGTCAGGAGAGACTGGCACCTTTCCTGTTTAATCTATCCCGCTCTGGCTCAATCACTTTGAGCAATGGCCGTTGCCCGTCCATGACGCCTACAACGCCCACACCAGCAATAACAGCGCCCACCATATAAACACCAGGGCCAAGCCGGTTGTATTTGTCCAGGATCATGACGCGCCAGGATTCAATATCCAATAACACGCCTTTAGCGTCAGGCAAGCGACGAACCACACGCCGGTCAGTGATTCCCAGCCATAGGCTCTGCTCGATGCCGGTACGCGTTACAATGCCCACCTGATCGAATGTTGCCCGCTCGTCTAGGGTGGAGTACACCATGTTATGCCATCTGCGAAATTCCATATACCAATAATACTGTATAAAAATACAGTTAAAAATATTGACCTCTGATTCGGACATTAAAAAACCCTGCCGGAGCAGGGTTCTGTGAAATTCGGATTGTTAGCGGCAAATGTTGTCTCGGTGCCTCTCGGCGTCCCGTATTCGCTGGACGTAACGCTGTTCTTCGCTGATTGTGTAGCCCTGGCGCTTCAATGACTGCCAGCGCTCCTGCGCCCTTTGTAGCCGGTTCTCTGCCCCCTGGCAGATATAGTCAGGGCTTTCATCTCTGAGGTCTGACGCCTGCTGACTGTAGCGCCGAGCCCTGTTGTCAGACGCTTCCTGCGCCTTCCGGAGTTGCAGTTTCCGCTCCTGCCTTAAAATGTCCGATTCGTACTGACGTTCTGGCGCCATGCTGCCGGTTTTGCTTTCACGGATGGTTATCTGTTCCTGCTCACCGGGCGGTGGCTGGCTGCCAAAGTGGACGCTGCCGTTTGCGTCAGTCCATTTGTACACCTCACCAAAGGCGGGCGCCGCGATGAGGGTAAGCATTATCAGAATCAGGCGCATGAGGACCTCCTTGTTATGTGCCTTATTGAGGCTAGCACAACGAAGCGTGCTGTCACTCCCTTGAAATGGTGCGGCTACTGTTTGCGCTGACTGAGCGTCTAACCTTCAATATTAGCCAAGTAATCTTCCAGCGTTCGATCTAGCGTTTCCCCAGTTCTGGCGATGGCGTTTTGTGCTTTGACGCAATGGTGCTTGATTGATTCTATAACTCGGGTCTGTAGTTCAGGATGGCGGCGCTTGATGTTCAGTGGCAGGGTGTCGAGTTCTCCGGATGCTTCGCCTGCAATGCGTGACAGAACCAGCGTGATTATTTCCATCGGGGCGGTCTTGCCTTTGGATAGGTCGTTTTTGATTTCCTGCCCTTCTGCCTGGGCGCTTGTCAGTCTCAGGCGCTCCGCTTCAATGTCGCCATTGCTGCCTGAGAGATCAGCCTTTTCTAGTCGGTTCGCCAGAACAGATCCCACATCGTAATAGACCTGCTTTCCAATACGGGCCACCGGCTCAACTTCCCAGCGGGCGAAGGCGGAAACAGTCACGCCAACACTTTTGGCCATCTGTTGCTGGTTCAGCCAGTGCGGATAGGGCTTATTAATCATACAACCACCTGCCTATAGAATTTTCGTATGTAGCGAAACCTCGCGCCTCTGCGCACCCTCTAGGCCCCTCCCCTTCAGGAGTACCTTTTTTAGTGGGCGCGAACATCAGCCATCACAATTTGAGTTGCGATCCCTTGCAGTGCGTCCCGTTCAGCGTTTGTGATTTCGCCTTGCCATGCCATCAGTTCAGCCATCGCCATGATCATTATCTGATAGCAATGCAGGGCCTCGTCGCTTTCCGGGCTTTCCATGTGGGCAAGCGTTGAGCCAATCGGGTGATTCTGGAATCTGTGGAGTAATTCGGAGTGCTTCATGGTTTCCCCCTGGGGGTAGTCTGTCGGGGTGAAGGTGGCAGTTTTGTTAAGGGTGACTGCCAACACCCATCCCAAACCGTCAGCAGGTGAGATCACCACCTGCGACGAATGGCACATTTTCAGGACCATGTGCCAGGGTCCATACCTCTGCACGTCTCAGGAGGACAGCAGAGAGTATTCTCACGCCTTATGCTTGTCCGACTTTGACCAGCCCGCGATAGTCCACCGGCACGGCGGCGAACTCCAGGCGACACTTCACGGACAGACCGTCAATGTCCCAACCTTCGCGGGTTTCGTAGTGCGGGCGGGATGCACCGGCCAGGTAGGCGCGGGTGATTGTGTCCACCTGGGTAGGGCTGGCTGCCACGTACCAATCCGTTTCGCTAACCTCATCCAGACGCGAATCGACAACCAGAGTCAGGCCACGGATAAACGCGGGGTTCTCGGTGTCGTTCGCCTTCGACGGATCGACGGTCGATGCAATCAACTGTTCTGCGAGTGTTTCCAGGGAAGCCGGAACAATCAGGAAACGGGGCTGAAGGTTCAGCGGTGCCAAGCTGTTCAGACCTCGCTGCCTGCGCATCTGCGACCGAACATCGCCGAGGGCTGAGGCGGTCAGGCCTGAAGCGGTTGCAATGTTGTTGTGGTCGGCATGGAACAGCGCTTTGTTGTCGCTCAATTTCGGGTTACTGGTCAGCGCCAGGTAAACCAGATCCGCTTCCTTACGGCGGGCGGCCATGCCGAAAGCCTGCGGCAGTCGGGTGAATGCCTGAAGATCATCGTTGATCATGGCCTCATAGGTCATGCTGAAAATCTTGCCGAACTTTTCAATGTTGAAGCTCATGCCGCCATCGCTGAAGGTGCCTTGTTTGTATTCGGCGCCTTCTGCGATTTTGTCCAGGTCCGGGGCTTCACTGAGCTGCACCAGGCTTTGCTGCTTAAAGTCGGGAACCTCAGTCTCGCCGGTCCAGATCATGTGCGACTCTGACGATTCCATGTAAGCATCCCGGAGTGCCTTCCCGGCGGTGTTGTTCATCAGGTGGGTGAAATCACCTGTGCTGTGAGAAAACGCCTCGTTGAGGATTTGCTGCTTATTCATCAGCATGGTGCTTTTGCCGGTCAGGTTCAGAAAGCGCTCTGCCTGGGCGGCCAATGGAAGGTTAGCCAGTTCGCGGGCGCCATCTGTCGGATTCTTCACGGCGATATTGTTGCGCATCAGAATCGCGTCTGTGGCGTCTGCTTTGAATTGCTTGAGGTGGTCTTGCTGGTCCATAACGATTGCTCCGGAAGTCGAGGGTCTTTGGTCTTTGCCCAGTTCATTGAGCAAATGGGCGCGTACAGCATCAGGGGTGGTTTTACCCTGGGCCATAAGGCTCTGGGCGGTGACGTTTTCAAGCACTGTGCTGTCCTTCCAGAGGTCCAGCATGTTCTGAATCTCGTTGAGGTTATGGCGGGCTTGGCTGTGAATCTGGGTGATTCGGTCGGGCACATGGTCGAATTTTGAAAGGTCGGCAGATGCGGCGATTGCCATCTCTGCGATAACCTCATCCACGAATCCCAGTTCCAGGGCTTCAGCAGCGGTAAGCCAGGTTTCAGCCGCTAGCATTTCGGCCAACTTGGCGTCACTGAGCCCGGTCTTTCTGGCGTAGGCGGCGATCAGTGTTGGCTCGAACTTGTCCAGGATTTCGCCGGTTTTGCGCATTTCGTCAGAATCACCAACCGCACCAGACCACGGCTTGTGGATCATCATTATCGCGTTTTCAGCCATCCGGCTTTTACCGGCCATCGCCACTACTGAAGCGGCACTGGCGGCCAATCCGTCAATCCAGACAACAACGTCGGAAAGTTCATTCAGGGCGTTCAGAATCGCGGCGGCGTGGGTAACATCGCCACCTGGGGAGTTAATGCGAACGTTGACGGTTTTTGAAGCGTCCAGGGTTTTGAGTGCGTCGATAAATGCTTTGGCAGTGGTTCCACCTTCGCCGATGCTGTCGTACAAATAGATTTCATTGTCGGCTAGCAGTGCTTTGATTTTTCGTGTCATTGGTCGAGCTCCGTTGATGACTTAAAAACAGATTACCGGGGTATGCAAATGTCTGAAATACTGCGGGTTTCGTCGGAATATAGGAGGGTTAGGAACCATCCCCATTGATGATTTCGAGGGTTCGTTTCCAGCCAAGGGCCAGCTTTGAATCGCCACGATGGTCCATGCAGATTTGCCGGAGTTTCCCTAACAGAATCACCGTCTCGTATTCCTTGCAGGTGCGCATCGCGGGAATGGCGGTATTCATGGCGTGGTCAATCAGCTTTGCGGTTATGACTTTTCCGTAATCGGCTGAGAGGTTGCGGGCGGCGTCTCTGATTAGGCGGTTGCGCTCTCTGGTCCGCCATACATAACAGAGTCGTTCCTGTGCCCGTCCAGGGCCAACGGATAGGCCAAGGCTGTCATCAAGGGTTTTCATGTGGCCAGAGCGGTATTGCTTCATGCCGGTCAGGAGCCAGGTTCTCAGTTCTTCGGAGAGATCCCTTTTCCCTTCCAGGGTGTCGATCAGTTCCAGGGCTGCTTCAATGGGCGTGATTTGTCGTCTCATTGCTCACGCCCCCCGAACTGCAAAGTCATGGTTGAAATCATCCCGGTGCAGGGACGGAAGGGACGGAAGGGACGCTTTTTCCCATCGCGTCTACTA